TCTACTATAGGTTTTTCTTTTATTTCTTCTGACATAATATAATATAATAATTAATAGTTGTTACATAGGCATATCATTACCCATGGTTTGGTTACTACCTTGAGTTTCAAAATCTGTAGGTAATAAATTATCTTGGCGCTGCTGTATCATAGCGCTTTGTTGAGTAGCTTGTAATTTAGTTCTGTTATCTTTACGATCTTCAATAAATTGTTCTTTATCTTTATTTCTTTGAACCTGCATGCTAGCTAATTTCATATCGTACTCATATCTCAACTGTAAAGCTTGTTGATCAATTTGAGCTTGCAAGTTCATCTTTTGAATATCAAACTCTGTTTTAGCTTTTTCTATTTCAACTTTACTTGCAGTTAAAGCTTGTTGTTTTTGCATTTCTACTAATGCAGCTTTTTCAGTAGTTTGCTGATTAGCTTGAGCTTGAGCTTGTATATTAGCTTGAGCAGCTTGTTGATCTGCTTCTGCTTTTTTCTTTCTTCTAAACTTAAGAAGTTGATTAGCTAATTTTAAGTTTCTAACTTCTCTTATATCTATTGCGTCTGCTAAATCTATTTGACCTCCTTTTAAAGCTATCTGTATGTTTTGTTCTAATTGAGATTTTTCTTCTTCATCAGGTTCTAAACTTATGTAAATACCAAAGTCATGAACTTGTTGCTGCATTAATTCTTCTAAGGTAGCAGTGTTAAAACTAGATATACTATTCTTTAAAGCTTCTCTAGTAAAAGGAAACTCTAAAGAATCAGCAACTCTTAATGATATATTTTCACAAGCTCTTAAAGTAAGATATAAACTTGACTGTAGTATATGTCTAGTGGCAGTATTAGAGTTTGCTGCAGCTAGCTTTTGTAAACCTACTAGAGAGTTTTTATCAGGATTACTACCATCTCTAGCTTCGTTTAGCCCGGTTACATCTCTTATAAGTTGTAAGTAATATTGGTAAGTTTGAATTAAACTCTGCATTTTACCACCGCCTGATCCAGCTCTTAACTCTTGTATTGGAACTTTACCTGGGTTCATACCACCATCTTGAGTCATTGATCTACCAACTATACTACCAGTCTGGAAATACATATTTAATGCTTCAGCTGGATTATAATTAGTACCATTACCTAGGTCTACCTCTGCTAAACCATCCATATCTAAAAATACACCATCAGGAACTATTCTAGACATTACCTGCTGCATTTTTAAATGCGTTAGTTGTATCATATCTGCAAAACCTGTTATTCTACTAACTAAACTTTCTATACGACCTTTGTACATCCTTGGAGCAGATACTGCATAACTAAAATTAACTTTAGTAGTATCAGCTACTGGTCTAGTCATGTGCTCTGCTAGTTTCCAGTCTAACATCATAGGATGTCCTAATATTTTAGCTCCAGAATAAAGAGTTTCAATAGTTCTACTTACTCTTTCAAAACCATCATTAGGTGGTGGCATAAAAGTATCTGGTTTTTCTAATGCTTTTTGTAATCCTTGATCTGTATACTTTATTTTAAAAACTTGATCTGAGTAACTTTTATATTCAAAGTAAAGAACTTGTATAGTTTGATCATCTTGTCTACCATTCCAGTTTCTTAAATACTCTGCATTGCCTGGATATTTCTGTATAGTTTCTAATTCTTCGTTAGTTAAATTAGGATATTGTTTTTTAATATCAGCTAAATATACAGATTTAACTTCACCAACATAATATAAATCTTCAAAGTTTGGATCATTGCTATATGAATAAACTAAAGCAGCTGGATCTACATAATCAACTACAACACCTTCTGATCTATTCCAAGTAGTTTTTACACATCCTATACCTAAAACTGTTAAGTCGTAATTTATTCTTTGTCTAGTTAAGTCAAATTTGTTTTTATCAAGAACATTATTTATAACTTCTTCTTCTGCTACTTCTACACTTTGCTTAAAGTCCATTTGTAAATGCACTTCTAATTCTTCTTTATCTTGAGGCGCATTAATAGGATCTTGAGAAAACGCTGTAATGCCTAATAGTTGTTGTGCTCTTTCTAAATATTCTCTAGCTTCAATATCAACCATTAAATTTCTAGCATACTCAGTTCTTACTTTACTACAAGCAGGGTCTTGAGCATAAGCATTTATATCATAACTTCTTTGAGACATGCCATTGACAACTATATCTACAAATTTAGAAACTACAGGAACTGGTTTCCAGTCTAAGTTTAAATAGCTTAAGTCGCCGTTAATAGCTAGTTCATCTTTATATTTTTGTACTGGTTGTTCTCCTCTAGCGTAGAGTCTTAATAAATTATAATTATTAAAATTAATAGCATAACCTGGAGCAGTTGTACCATATCTATAATTTCTAAACCATTCACCTTCTATAGCTCTACCAACAGCTAGACCGTATTCAATGGTTGCTTTTTCCGCGTCTGGTACTACCTGATCTGGAAAAGAACTGTCCATGTTGTAAGAAATTTGCATTTATTTATTTTATTATTTTAGAAATAATCCCATCATTATCGTATCTTTTAATACCTAAACTAATAGGTTGATATTTTCTTTCAGGATTTGGTTTGTACATATTTTTATTACAAGCCATAATAGCTAAGCCAGAACTTATAGAAGCATCATGCTTTGTTCTATTATTTATATTAAACTGACTCCAATCTTCTAAAGTTTTAGAAAAATACATATCACCATAGCCATCGGCTTTTTGACCTACATAGTTTTCAATATAACTTTCTATTGCAGCAGCATGAGCTTGTTTAATATCTTCGCTAGAATTAGGTATACCACCTACTTCTTTTTCAGTTGTTGAAAGCTTGTTCCAAATTTTATCTGGCCGGTTCATACTAAAACCTCTGTACCCTCTACGTTTCAAATAGTACAATAAACGAGGTTTATTATTCTCAGCTAATATAGGCATACCATAAAATACTAAAGCCATTAAAACATCTTCAAAGAATATCTCAGCTGTTTGTGGCCTTGATATATATTCTAAAAAAAAATGGTTAGGCGGAGCATCCTCCATAGAGAATTTAGTTAATCCGTGTAAAGATCCATTAGAACCTTTACCATCCACAGTACCGCTAATGTCGTAACTGTCACAGCCAAAAGCTCCAACGTGTTCGTTACCGGGGTATTTAAGTCCATTTTTAATAATAACATTATTTTGTAGATAAGTTGGTGGTGCCCATGATATTAAAAATCTTCCATCGTTGTTTGGTATAAATTCAACTCTAGTATCTTTAACTCCATTGCTCCACATAAAACTTCCTTTAGTAACAGAAACTTCATTGTTTATACCATCATTATAATCTATTTGTTGATATATTTTAGTTAGATTAAATAAAGTATTTTTAGCTTCATCTCTAAAAGCGTGTGCTTCAGTTCTTGGAAACTGTCTGTAATATTCGTTTAAGCTGTCTTGATCTGATTTAAGTCCTTCAACTTCGTTTTGCCAGTGTTCAATAACTCCTGTTGTAATAAGGTAACCATCGATTCCTTTGACTGGATTTTCTCCTCCAACGAAGACAGGTAATCCATAAGTGTCCATGAATCCCTCGTAGTTCCACTCCATAGGAATGAACAAGCTATAGAGCCCAGAAGATGTTTGTCCGTTTCTATTTCTTTTAGTAACGTTAGAATTTTCGTATATTTTTTTAAAGTTGTCTCCACCTTTGTCTAAAGAATTTGAAGTTGAGCCCATCATACATTTACCTACAATTCTAGAACCAAGACGTAAAGTAGTTTTTGTGACTCTCCAGTTATTTAATATATTATCAGGTCTTTCCCACTTACCACTTTCATCGTGAGCTAATATTTTTAATTTTTCACCGTCGTAAGAGTTATCACCTGTGTTTTTCCAGTCAATCGTTGTGTCTAATCCTTGTATATCTAATTCTTTAATATTTTCTTGGAGCTTTCTACGAGTAAGCTTTGCGGCTGGAACACGATATGCCAACTCAGTTTTCGGCCGATCCATACCGTCTTGAATGGGTTTAAAAAAGAACGGGTAGTTAACTGATATAGGTACAACTTTATCTGTAAACATTTTTTTGGCATCTGCTCCAGATTTGGAAAGTATTCCAAACCTAGCATCGGAAGATATTGTAGCCTGGTTGACAAGTTCTGCACTTGCCATAAAAGAAAATCCAGATCGTCTGTTTTTAAGGTAGCACATGCCATAACATCTTTGGTCGGCTTTGCATGCTTCCCAAAATATAAAGAAGAGTCTGTTTGCTTCTCTAAAGTCAGGGGCTCCAACGTCGATCTTTGACCATTGCAAGTACATATAATGAGTACCAGTAATGTAAGTATTAATACCATTGTTATAAAACCAAAATCCTTCTTCTCGTCTAGTAAATTCATCGTCTATATAATCATACCATTTTTCTTTAAAGTCTAAAGGTAGATCTTCCCAGTCAAACCTACTTTTTATCCTTTGTAATTCTTTTGGATATTCAAACTTTTCCCAATATTGTTCCGCTTTGACTTTGCTTCGTTTATACGGTTCATTTGCTGCTGGTAGAGCAATCCTGAGATTCTGTATTTCAATGATTTTTCCAATTTTACCTGTTTTACTTATTACTATAAAATCATAATCAGAGTTATAGCCATACTCCCATTTTTTAAACCTATTGTTTTTAGCTAGTATTTTAGAATTAACAACGTCTTTAACTTCTTTCCAAAGTGCTTGTTGATAACTCATTTGCTTCTACGTTCTGCAAAGCCTTTAAAACTTTTAGTTTCTTTATTAATATCTTTACCGTCTAATATAGCTTGTTCTTCTTCTACTCTTTATAGTATTTCAAAAGCATCCATAATACAAAGCTTTTTTGTAGCTGCAGCGTTTTTTAATCTATCAGCAGCTAAATCATCAGCACTATCTGTTATGATTTGTTCTTCAGCTACTTTAATTAACTCATCAACTGCTTTGCGCCCAGCTTGGATTATATTCTTTCTCGTTTCCTTCGTGCTCATGGATTAGTGCTATATCATTTGATTTCATACAATAAAGTCGTTCATCGTTTATAATAAACTCAAACTCAGAGTTTGGTGTGAACGTTACAAGTGTTCCAGGTTTTATTTTAAGAGCTTCTAAGGAACTATTAGTATATTTTACTATACCAACATTAGGTTGCTCTATATTAACATCTAATTCGTTTTTATTTATAATAGGTTTTACAAAGCAATAATTTAAATGGCACTTGTCATTGTACATATAAATTTGATCTGCATTGCAAAAATACGTATTATCTTTAAAATAAGTACTACTATTTTTTTCAACTCCTCTTATGTCGTAATATCTTCTAAATATATTGTGATGTACATATACTATATCACCTGTTTTTATTTTAGTTTTAAAAGCTGCAGGAGTTGAAACTACTACAGCTTTCTTACTAACAAACAAATGTTTTTCAATACTAGTATTTATAATTAGATATTTATCATCTAATTTTTTTATATTGTTATACCTATTATTAAAAGGCTTAACAATAAATTGATATAAACTTTTCACTAGTATTTCAAGTCATACTCTACTGATATAGCCATATTGCGATTAAACTTTTTCCAAGGAAGAGTTTCATTTTTTTTGGTTATCCAAATATTATATGATTGATCTCCGTCTTCAAAAAGAATATTGCTAATAGTATGTCCACCGTATACCTCTTGACCAGTTGAATAATGCATTGCATCATTCTTGTAGTCAGAGCCTATACTAATCTTCCTTATTACTTTCATTCTTCACGTATTCTCCAGTAGCAAGATCAACATTTACTTGGCCATATTTTTTCTCTAGTTTTTGTTTTAATTCTTCTATTTCTTGCCTTGTTTTAGCGGCTTCAATTAAAACATCTTGTTTAGATAATTCTAAGTTACCTAATGTTACCATAGAGTTATTGTAGCTTGCAGAAAGCTCTTGAGCTTTTTCTAGCTCTTTTTTAGTTATTTTCATTTTATTAAATTTAATTGTTTTTTTTTTGTTTTAGTAATATGCTAATATTTCAGTAGCGGTAGTACCGTCAGTTCCGTCTTTGCCATATATTTTTTTAACAAGTACAGGCATAAAAGTACCAGTAGGTACACCTACAAATTTAACCGGTGTAGTATCTCCTTCTAGTAATACTTTAACATTACCTGTTCCTCCTATATATAAGCAAGCTCCTCTTTGTAATACAGCAACTTGATCAGCCGCAGGTACAGGTAAAACGTCTTGAGCTACGTCATTTTTACCAGTTCCACTAGCTATTGTTATAACATTAGCAGAATGAGCAAATCGTCTTGGCTCTGCTGCCATATTACCTTCTAATCCAGCAATATCTATTTCTATTGATCCAGCCATTTTTATTTATTTATTTTTGTTATTTTTTCAGCACCACGACTTCCGAAGTATGCTACATAAACTGTTACCAGTAATGTTTTTAATAGACCTATCCAAGCATCGTCTACATCAAACTGCA